ATGCTTTGTGGCTCCGTCATGATCCGTCATGTCAGCAGTTCCACGCTCTAAGAGATTTGTTGATCCGGCTGTTGGGGTCGCGGGCTGTCTTTTCAGACGTGAGCTTCTTCTTCATCCCCGACATCCGGGCGCAGAAGCTGTCTTTGCGGGGACCACCTTCAGGTTGCGGGGCTTTCAGTCCCGGCTTGCCCGGATTGGCCTTGTTGTAGGACGCACGCCCCTTGGCGTTCAGACCGCCCTTGGGGTCCTTGCCCTCCGCTCTTTGCCATGCAGGAGTCTTGGCCATTAGGGCACCCGATAGCCGCCGTAGCCGGTACCGCTACGGTTGATCAGCTTGCCTTCTTTGGCTTCCATGCGCTGCGAACGGTTGCCGCGAGCGACAGCCCGACCGGGGTTGAGGATCGCCTTGGCCGCAGGAGTGTTCTGCGCCGTGGCCATATCACGAGCCTCGGTCGCCTTGCGGGCGGCTTCGAGGTCGATGCGGATGGGGTACTGAGGCATTATGAAGTCACTCCTTTGATGATAACGAAGCTAAGAACGAGCGTCTCAGTCCCTGTGGTTGGAACCGCCGCATTGCGGATACTGCCGAGAGAGATCGTGCAAGACCCAGCGCTAGTGCTGGTTACAGTGACAACGTAAAACTTGCGTGTACCCGCAGCCGCGCCAGACTTAATACTGACAACCACAACATCCGATGCCGCGATCTCACTATTAGTTAGGGTAAACTCATCAGCATCGTGGCTAGTTAATGACCCAGCGAACAGCGTAATTTCGCCGCAGACTTTATTGAGCGTCACCCCTGTGGTACGACTAGTCGACTGCGTAACAGTGCCGCCTGCCCCTGCGGCGTATCCCGAAGCCTGCGTAGCAAGAACTGTAGTGCCTCTGATCGTAGCCACCGCATTTGCGCCGATTGTAGTTCCATCAATAGCGCCGCCGTCAATGTCCACATTGGTGATGTCCACCTCACCCACCCCGTTGGGAGCGAGGATGATGTTACCATTGGCGTTAGAACTTGAGAGCGTGTTACCGCTGAGGTTGAGGTTCCCTCCGGCAAGCGTCGTAGACGATACGAGGGTCAACCCGGTAAACTCGCCGGTCAATGTAACTCCGGAGATCGCGCCGCCTGTGATCGCAACATTGTTCGCGTTCTGGACGGCGATAGAGCCGAGGCCAAGATTGGTCCGAGCGTTTGGAGCAGTCGAAGCTCCTGTGCCGCCATCTGCAACAGCGAGATCAGTGATACCCGTGATCGTCCCGCCCGTGATATCAACCTTAGCAATGCTGACCGAGGCAGCGCCTCGGGGGGACAAGATCAGGTTGCCTGCATTCAGCGTCGAGATCGTGTTACCGACAAAATCAATGTTGCCGACCGACGCAGAGATCGTGCCGATCTGCATAGCCGTAGCCGCACCTGTACCGCTGTAGACCGTCTTTAATTCTGCGGTCGGACCACCATCGACGTGCAGCAATTGGCTGTACGTGCTGTTGATCGCTGATCCGGTCAGGTTGGTGGGCATGAGAACTTCCTGTGTTGGTGGGGGCACGAGGCCCCCATCGTATTAGACAGTCGAACCAAATGGCGTGGCTTCAGTACCAGTGCCAACAGTAGCGCCAGTGACAGAATGCGTATTATTCGCAATGTCAATCACAGTTATCAAACCTCCGACCTTACCACCAGTGGTACCGCCGTTAAGTGTGATCGTGTCACTAGCTGACACCGTGCCGAACGTACCGGTCGAACCATCGGTATCGTCAGAGACCGTGATTGTACCTCGCATCACACCGGAAGCGTCAGCCACCTTGATGATGTAACTACCGCTGGAAAGGGGTGTACCAATCAAAAACCGAAACACAGCACCAGACCCCGTAGCAGCCGGAAGAGTAGCCGTGACACCACCGGCAGCCCGACTGAGGACAATAATCTTCTGGTCGTGATCGGCGACAGTCACCGCCAGAGTGGCAGTCGTAGCCTGCACGAGGCGAGCCGACGTGTCGGCAGCAGCGTTGAGTTCAGCAGCCGTAGCGGCAAGCGCTGTGCCGCCGATGGACGGAGTAACGAGGTTCAGGCTGTACGCGGTACCGCCCTGAATCGTTACATTGTCCTGTGTAATACCGCGATAAACACCCATATTAACCTCCTATGTAGGAGGGGCTGCCTTCCGACCGGGAACCCCCAATCCTGCCAGCAGCCCCAACCGGTTAGCCGCAATCAGCAACGACGGCCCACGCCTTCACAACAGCATTGGTCGGAACCGCAGTGTTGAGGAGGAGATCGATAGTATCTGCCGTCTTGATAATCGTCGCGTTAGCGAGGTTATCCGAGTCCATCACCACAGCGTTGGACACACCGTCGTCGCAGTAGACGTTAGCAGCGGCAGGCGTACCACCGGTATAACCGAAGTCGAACGTAGCGGTCGTGTTGACCGTTTCCGCCTTGGTGATGTTAAGGCCAGCAGCCAGAACTACGGAGTACGCAGGCAGGTGGATGACCTGAAGCGTGTCGGTAGCAGCCAGCGCCGTAGCGCCAGCAGCAGCGCGAGCAGCGATGATGGCAGCAAAATCGAGTTCGACCTCAATCTTGCAGACCGGAGGGTTGTTGGCCGGGTACGCAGCGGTACCCTTATTGAAGCCAAGGGAATCAGTATAGGCAGCCATGAGATTAACCTTTCGTGTTGGATAGGGGGCCGAAGCCCCCCATCATCAGAACTGGATGACAGCAGTCGAGAGCGCTTCACCCTTAATGACCTTGTAGCCATAGACCTGAAGACCGCGAATGATGTTACCAAAGGTCGTCTCCGACCGGATGGTTTCCATGTTCGTCATCTGCGAGGCGAAGGTGAAGCCCATCTTGTGGCCCGAGATGATGTTATACTTGCCCGAGGACACGAACAGGTTGTGGCTCACGTAGATGGTGAAGCGGTCAACCATACCGAGGCGACCGTTGCGCACCACCGACATGCTATCACCGGTCAGCGAAGCATCCTTCAGTTCCGACTTCTTGATCAGACCAGCCATCTTGGCAGGAATGACAAGAAAGCGGTCGGCTTCCGGAGCGTTTGCTTCATCAAGCACGGTGCCCATATCGACGATCAGATCGATCACCGAAGTGGTGCCGCCAGCGCCGTCCTTGGTCACGGTGAGGGGCGAACCCGTCGTGCCGAGGTTGAACGAAGCCGACTGCTCACCAGCGGTGGCACCCTTGTTGGTCGTGGCGATACCCGGCAGGATGTCGGTCAGCACGCGCTGATCGATCTTGATCTTCATACGCTCGGAAGCGTCCTTCGACCAAGTGTCCATCAGGTTGATGTCCGACTGAACCTTGTCCACATCGTCCTCGACGCAGGCAAAGTACTCACCCTTGTCGATGATAAGCTGGATTTTCGGCTTATCCGGGTTATCGACGGTCAAGGACTGACCCTTGACGTAGTCGCGGATGACGATTTCCGGCGTCGTGCGGATGTTGACGGTGTCACCGTACTGGCGGATATCACCTTCATAGTTGGTGTTCGAGATCGCTGCGAGCACAGTGGCGTCGTAGAAGTTCTCGATCAGCTTACCCGACCAAATCTCGGGGATGAAGTTACCCGAGTAATTCGGGCTACCGGGGGAAACAGGAAACGACATAATAAAATCCTTCTAATCAAGCGTTTACGACAATGCGGCCTTCACGCTGCGCCGCAAAAATGTCGCGTTCGACACGATCCCGCTCCTGTTCACGGCCCTTATACTTACCCGACCGAACTTCATCAAAGAACTTTTTGATGTCGTTCGGTGAATAGGTTCTAGGTTGCTTGGTCGTAGATGTTCCAACACCGCGCGAGCGGCCCGGAGTCACCTGCTTCTCAAGTTCGTTAGAGGTAGCGGGGGTTGATTGAGCAACAAAGGCTTGTCCAGTAGACTCAAGCCAAGTTCGGAAGAACGCACTGACCCTATGGGCATCGAGCGAACGCTGGGCTTCTTCGAGATACGTCTGACGGGTCGTGCCAGTCAGAGGGTCAGTCTCAAGCAACCATGTCTGGAAGCTGTCGTTGTCATTGACCTCGCGCCAGTTGGGGACATACGTCGTCAGATCGGCCCAGAACTGCTGTTCCGCCGTGACCTGCTGCCGCTGGGCGACAGCCTGTACCTGCGGGACAACATTAGCCTGCATCTGCTGGAGTAGACCTTCGATCTGAGCAAGGCGTTGTGCCACGGGGATAAGCTCCTCGCGGCTGACCTTGCGCATCACGTCAATCGACTCTCCATACTCGTCGGCCTCTTGGTCAGACACAAGCCGCTCGGGCATGGTCTGCTCTGTACGGGTCGGAGTAGCAGGCTGTTGTGCTGACAGTGATGCCAGCAACTGCTCCATCTGCGTTACGCGCTGTTCCAGTTCGGCCTTCTGCCGAACCGTGGCGTTGTATGATCCCTGAAGGGATCGCCACCTCTGAGCATAAGTATCAGAGTTCTCGTCTTCCGTGTTTGATGTGCCGGTAGTGTGCTCGTCTCCCGACACCTGAGCAGCATTATCGCTCACACTCTCGTCAGCCGTGGACATGTCACCGGCAGAGTCATCGGTTTCCTGACCAGCATCAGCGCTCTCGCCTGTGCCGGGGTCTCCGTTTAGCTGCTTGTACAGTTCCTGTACGGCTTCGGACTGCTTACGAACTTGCTCTGGAATTGCCATGTTAATTGCTCCAATCTGTGAGCTTGATTAGTCGGCTCATATATCAGCCGCTAGGTTGGGGGCATCGGACGCGAACTTTACAAGTTCGCCAAGTACTTGGCATCTGCCCTGATAGATGCCAGTATGATCGACCGCGCTGGGTAGGCGACGAAGTTCCTGCAACTCCCATTCGCGCAGCCAGTCCAATAGGACTGGGAACTGCCTCATGGAAGCGCCGAGCGCTTTCGTCACTTGAGGGGAAGCGCGGTTCATGCTGCCTTCCCACTCACGCGGCTGCTGACCGTGTTGCCCTCCATCCCACCCTTGGGAGCGCCGCTCGCGTCAGTCGGGACAGGTGCGCTGGGTTGTGCCTGTTGCATCTGCGCAACTGCACTCGCCGCAAGCGCTGCCTGCTGCTGATCGAAAGCGGACTTCTCCCGAGATGGGACGACTTCATCCACGGGCATCTGCAACCCTTTAGCCACTTCACGAAGAATCGCGGCGCGGCCATCCTTACCAATGATTTCGATGTCGAACTGATTGGCGGTTGCGTTGAGGAACTCGATACGGCGCACGTTGACGGTCTCCTTGACCGCGAGGTTGATCGCGCCCTTGGCGATCACCTCAACGTCACCCTTGATAGACTCGTCGGGGTCGTAGCGCATGTTATAGACGAACTGGCGCTCGACGATGGGCTTCACCACATCGGAGTCGATGTGCATCACGACCTGCCGGATGCCCTTACCAGCGGCACCCATGAGCATGGACAGACCGGACGATGTACGGCCCGCACCCTGCACGTTGAGATCGCCGTAAACGTAGGCCGGGATGCCCGAGTGATCGTCAGCCAGACGGCTGAACTTCTCGTAGACCCCCATCAACTCACTAGCGCGCGACTCAGGCTGGGTGAAGCGAATCGCTGGCGAGGACGAGCCGACAGGATCGTTGACCGTCTGCCAGATTTTCCATGGTGAAAGCTGAGTGATATCCTCGTTGGCCGGGATGCGGTCGAGGTTGATCTCGACCTGCGGACCAGAGGCAATCCCCATGTTGTTGACCAGTGCGCGAGCAGCGGCGTTGCAGACACCTTGCAGGTCTTCGATGATCTCAGGGATACCCTTACCCCAGAGCGCTCCGGGGCACTTGATGAAGCTCGTCTTGGCATATGGCTTCTGACCGAGCGGGTCATAGTTTAGCACCGCCTTGATGACGTAGTTACCCACGATCCAGACATTGGCGTCGTACTCACGCGCCGAATCAGGAACGTCGTCCGCAGTCATACCCCACTCGATGAGCATTTTACCGCTGACCTTGCCCCAGAACTCAAGGGCATCGTACTCGGTAGTCGGGCGCATGTAGCTGTAGAACTTGCGCTCCTCCTCATCCTTCTGGAGTTCAACATCTTCGTTGATCCATGACTGGCCGTTGCCAATCTCAAGGACTTTGCGGATCGCGTCGTCATCGTATCCCGGCACACCAATGAGTTCAGACAACTCAGTACGTGACAGTCGGTGATGCTCGAAGAGGTACCCCTCGTGCAGCGTACTAA